ATGGAACCATTATCGACATTTGAGCAGGGAGCGCCAGAGGTTTGGTTGTCGTGGACGCAAAAGCTTTTCAAGTACATGGAAGCGTGCTATGGCAATCGCTTTCTCGATATGTGGATTAACTCCGACTTGAATGCAGTGATGCACGTATGGGCATTGAAGTTGATGACGTTGACATCGGATGAACTTCGCAGAGGTAGAGCATCGTTAGATTCTCGCGATTGGCCACCAACCCTGCCAGAGTTCATCAAAATGTGCCGCCCTGGTGTTGATCCGCAAGTGGCGTATTACGAGGCATTGGAGCAAGGGCGCGCGAGAGAGGAAGGGCGGCAGAACGTATGGTCAAGTCCAGCGATTTATTGGGCTTGGCGTTCAGTTGGGGCGTTTGAGTTCCGCAATCAGTCGTATCAGACGCTGAGGGTGCGTTGGGAAAAAGCACTTGCAGATGAGCTAGGTAAGGGGCGTTGGGAGCCTGTTCCTGTTACTGCATTGCAGTTGGGTGTGGATAAAAATTCTACGGCGATGTCAAAAAAGGTGCTGCTGAATTGAATAAGATGGTCTCAAAGCTGACCACGTCAAAGAGCAGTGGTTTTGATCACTTGGGTTGGGCTAGAAGAATCGTAGCGCGAGCACAGGCAGGTGATAAAACTATTCCATTGATAGCGATCAAGAATGCATGTGAGTCGTTGAGAGTGCAAGGTATTTAAGTCTGGAGATGAATATGCGTGAAGCGGTGCGAAAAATAGAAGTTCGTTATGTGGAAGAAACACCATTAGATTTTTGCCTCGATTTGTGGGTGCGATTTTGTCGTCGTGATGATTCGTCACTTGGCTGGCGTGGTCGATCAGCGATGCTGGAAAGTGAAGCAAGCGCTGATCCTGAACAATTGTATGAGCGTCGTGAAATGCAGGCGGCAGAGGCGATGGATGCGATGATTGGTTCATTGAAAACACATCACGGGTGGGCGATTAAAAAGCGTTGCGGACAGGCGACGTTATGGCGTTTTCCTCAGTTAATCTTTGCTGATGTCTTGGCCGAGGCTGAAAATATCTTGACCGAGCAAATGAAAAAAAATCTTGCAACTCGAAATTACTTCAATTAATATTCACCCCAGACGGACTTCGCACGTCCATACAAAACAAAGCCTCAGCTAACCAGCTGGGGCTTTTTCGTTTTCAGCGATAGCTTTCCGGTCAGCAGAAAATATTTCACATTGAGTTGACTTTACGTGCTGCACCCGGCTATCGCTGAATCAGTTGTGCATGTAAGCCCCGATAGACATTTGTCTTCGGGGCTTTTTCTTTTTCCTTCAAAGATTCATTTGTTTTTAATCTTCAATGCCATAAGAGATCAGGGTGATCACTCCCGTCAAAGTCGAGCAATGAGAAAGTGGTCCATGTAAGACGCGATTTCTAACAAGAGATGCGCATTGCAAAGCTGATCGGAAGACTCCCTGATAGTGATTGCCTTGATCTGTTATGAGTATTGGTTGTTGTTGACTTTGTTGGTTGGTAGTTGGCTCCTAAGTGTCGGTGACACTTCTTCGCTCCGGTTTGCTTCGTGCAGCCGGAGCTTTTTTATTGGTGGTGACGATGCCTAAAGCAGCGCCGAAGAAATGCACATACGTAGGTTGTAAGTCATTGGTTAGTGATTCATCTGGTCGGTGTGCTGATCATCAGCGTGAAGCCTGGGTGAAGCATCCAAAAGCAACCAAGCGCATCACTGGCAGACGCCTGCAGAAGATGCGTGCTGCGTTGTTCAATCGTGATCCGTTGTGTGCTGAGTGTCGACGACAAGGTCGTGTGGCAGTGGCGACTCAGCGCGACCACATCGTGCCACTCGCTGAAGGCGGTCTAGACGATGAGTCGAACGAACAGGGCTTGTGCGATGCTTGTCATGAAGAAAAGAGCCTTGCCGAATCAGTGCGCGGCAGACATCGACACCGACCCACAGGGGGCGGGGGCATAAAAGTATAACGACCGCGCGGCGGAAACCGTGAGCTTACCTAGATTTTTATGGAGAGCGAAAACTACCCCCCGGGGCTTCAATATATGGAATAAAACCATGGATTTTAAAAAAGATTTCAGCGTATCGCCGCCTGTAGTCGGTGCTGCTCAAGTCAAATCAGATCCCGATTTGATTACATCGCCGCCAGTTCCTCCGGTGCCGGGGTTTAGTGCGGAAGAAAAAGAAGTGTATGAATACATTTGCCAAGTGCTACGTGAAGAAGGTGTTGCGCACTTCACTGCTGGCATTTCAATCGTGGTGATTGTGCGTACTTATGTGGACTGGGGCAAAGCGTGGATCAAGTGCAATGAGCGAGGCCGGACGCAAACGTCGAAGACTGGCTATGAGAGTCCGCTGCCCTGGGCAGAAGACGAGAAACGATTAAAGATGGAACTGAACCAATGGCTACCGAAAGCATGTCTGACGATACCGTCGCTGGCCAGAACCAGAAAGGACACGGGAGAGAAAAGCGGTCAGGACGATCTGTTCGGCGATCTCGTAAACCATGCTATGTCCTCACCCGCAAAAAGATCGATCAACTAACGCCTGGTGAATTGCAGCAATGGGACGTTGATTACGGCTTGCCAGTGCTGCGATATGAAATCGTGACTGGCCGTCTTGTCTATCTCGCGGTCGTTCGACATTACACCGATCTCATTCATGGTCACAAACGTGGACTCAGTTTCAGCGCTGGCCACGGTTGGCACGTCATCAACTACATCGAAAAATTCTTTGTCCACATCAAAGGCCCACTCGCAGGCAAGCCAATCCTGCTCGATCCGTGGCAGAAGTTCTGGACTGCGGTGCTGTATGGGTGGCGGCGTGCTGATGGTGGTCGCCGATTCTCACGCGGGTACGAAGAAGTTGCTCGTAAAAACGGCAAGTCAACGTGGAAAGGACCACAAGGCGCATATCTTTTTTCGATGGCCGGTGAGATCGGCGCTGAGGTCTATGCCGTGGCGACAACGCGATCACAAGCGATGACGGTTTTTAAACCTGCGTTCGATAACATTAAGCGCTGGGTGCGGCGCTCACCGGGGATTGCCAGATCGTTCAAAGTGTTTGGTGGTTTGAACCAGGAGAAGGTTGAGTGCGACACGTCAGTCTTTGCGCCATTGCCGGCGAACGCGGAAAACTTGGACGGTCTGAATCCTTCAGCAATTTTGTTCGATGAATTGCATGCACAGAAGACCCGCGATGTGTGGGACGTAATGGAGTCCGCGCTCGGTGCGCGTTTTGAGCCTTTGCTCTCAGCGATCACCACGGCTGGTTTCATCCTTGACGGCATTTGTACTGAGGTGCGTTCGTACCTGATTTCAGTATTGGAGGGTAAGCGTATTGATGATGCCTTTTTTGGTTATGTCTATACGCTTGACGAAGGTGACGATCCGTTTGACGAAACCAACTGGATTAAAGCCAATCCCGGCCTTGGCAAGTCCAAGACACTGGAATACATGCGCGGCATGGCGCGTAAAGCGGCTGCTTTACCTGGTGCTTTGGTCAATTTCCTGACCAAAGACTTGAATGTCTGGTGTAACAGCGCCGACGGCTGGTTCAACATCAATGTCTGGGACAAGGGAAATAAGAAGTTTGACCCTGAAATGTTGCGTGGTCGGCTCTGTTATGGCGGTCTTGACCTTGGATCAACACGCGATTTGACTGCATTTTCGCTGGTTTTTCCTCCTGATCAGGAAGGTGGTGACTGGCATGTATTGGTCTGGTTCTGGTGTCCACAAGAAAAAATCGACACGCAAGAGCATGACGATGCCGCGCCGTACAAACGATGGCAGAAAGAGGGCTGGCTGATCGGCACAGAGGGCAACGTGACTGATTACAACCAAGTGAAGTTGCAAATTATCCGTGCGATGCAGCAGTACGAAGTCAAGGAAATCGGCTTTGACAGGTGGAACGCCTTGCAGCTGGCAAACGAGCTGCTTGATATGAATGTGCCACTAGTTGAAGTTCCGCAAAACACGGGCGGCATGTATCCCGGAAGTAAAAAGCTCGAAGAGCTGGTCTACGGAAAATTCTTTCAGCATGGCGGCAATCCAGTGCTGCGCTGGTGTGCAATGAATGTTGCCCTTCTCTTTGATACGAACGGTAACTATCGGCCTGACAAGAAAAAGTCGAACCTCAACGGTCGTATCGACGGCATTGTCGCCACTGTCATGGCGTTAGCGCGCGCAGGCGATGTGGTCAACGACACAATCACACAAGGCTTTGTTGAAACATGAACGCAAATTGGAATGAAGTAAGAGCGCGAGCTGCTCAACCTGGCTCAACTGTCCTCACGCAATGGAACGCAGAGAGACAGGCTGCAAAGATCAACAATGCGACGAACGGCGTATCGTTTATGCAAAGTTCAGATCCCCGCGTCATTGAATTTTTAGGCGGGACGCCAGCTGCTGCTGGTGTGTATGTCACACCAGAGTCAGCACAACGTGTTGCGGCAGTGTTTTCTTGCGTTGATCGTATCGCTGGTGGCGTCAGTGTCTTGCCAGTAAAAATGTATAAGGTCGGCAGCAGTCGCGAAGAAATCGAAAAAGACTTCATGGTCGATTTGATGAATAAGCGACCTTGTCCAGCGTGGATCGCAGCAAGTCACTGGCGGCGCATTATGGAGTACATCTTGCTCCGGGGTGATGCTTACACGCTGATTAAGCGTAATCGTATGGGCGACATCAAAGAGTTGGTGCCGCTGCCCTGGGCTTCGGTCGTCGTGTTGCGTGAAACACTCGCAATTGATAGTCGCAATATATATTCCGTCAATGATGGTATGACGATCAAGGGATACGACCAGGACGACATCTTGCATTTCCCGGGTTATGGCTTTGACGGTATGCATAGCTGCTCAGTGATCAGCTGGGGCGCACGAAACGCGAGTGGCAACGCTATCGCGATGGACGAGTATTCTGGCCGTTTCTTCGATGGTGGGGCGCATCCTAGCATTGTCTTGACGACCGAAAAAAGATGGATCAGAAGCAGATCGATCTGTTGCAGATGACGTTTGCAAACAAATATAGCGGTACTGGAAATTCTCACAAGCGACCACTAGTTTTAACGGAAGGGATGGGCGTTGATAATGTTAGCTTGAGTGCTGCTGATTCGCAGTTGCTAGAAGCACGTAAATTTCAAGTCGTCGAAATCGCTCGAGCGTTCGGTGTCCCTCCGCATTTGATCGGCGAAACATCAGCATCGACCAGCTGGGGAAGCGGCATTGAAAGTATGGGGCGTGCGTTTGTGATGTTCACGCTTGATCCGCATCTAACGCGCATCGAGCAGGAGCTTAATAGCAAGCTCTTTCCAAACGGTGAGTACTTCCTTGAGTTTGATCGATCGGTGTTGATGGCCGGTGATTTGAAAACCCAAGCTGAGTTCTACACGGCGGCATTAGGTGGTCCCGGTGCTGGACCTGGCTACATGACGCAAAACGAGATCCGCAAACGCCAAAATCTGCCGCCGCTGGCGGGTGGTGACAAGTTGTTCAACCCTGAGCCGAAAGCAAACGGCAACAAACAAGGTCAAGAAACATGAAAAACAAACTGATGCAACTGCTGCAAAACAATGCCAGCAAAGAGCGTAAGCCGGTCAACTTCGTTAAAAACGAGGCTGGTACCGATGCAACGCTGTATGTCTATGACGTGATTGATTCCTACTGGGGCGTTGCTGCAAAAGATGTGGCCAGCGCGTTGGCTGCCCTCGATCCTAAGGCGACTTTGCATGTCCGTCTCAATTCGCCCGGTGGCGATGTGTTTGAGGCGCGAGCAATTTCTACGTTAATAAAAGAATTTGGCGGCAAAACAGTTGCGCATGTTGATGCATTGGCGGCATCTGCTGCGACGACCGTTGCGCTGGCCTGTGATGAGATTGTCATGTCTGATGGTGCCTATTTCATGATCCATAACGCATGGACGATCGCCATGGGCAACAAAGACGATATGTCGGAAATGGTCGCTTTGCTCACCAAAATGGACGGCACAATCGCTAATGACTATGCGAACAAAACAGGCAAGTCGACCGATGAAATTGCGCAATTGATGGACGATGAGACCTGGTTCACTGCGCAAGAAGCGCTTGATATTGGTTTGGTTGACAGTATTGCTGCTAGCGCAGACAAAACTTCGAATGCAACCGGCAAGCATTTCAACCTGACCGCTTATAACAAAGCACCAAAGGCACTGATCGAGCCTACTCCTGAGCCTGATCTGTCCATCATTCACGCGAATAACTGCAGGCGCTTGCGACTGCTTTCTACCTCCTGACGCGCTCCAGCGCAGGATCCTCTCCAGCTGCCTACGGGCAGCTTTTTTTTTGCTCCTTTCGAAAGGAATACTATGAGCATTCAAGCATTGCGCGAGCGCAAAAAAGAACTCGCACGTCTGGCAAACAAACAATTGGCTGACAAAGGCGAGCAAGCCTGGACTGCGGCAGATCAGGCACAGTTCGACAATTATGCGGCTGATATGGAAGGCATCGATCGTCAGATTGAAAATCATCAAAAGATGCTCAACCTGCGTGCCGAGAACGAATTTACTGATGCACCTCGCAATGAGGATGGCGGTGGACGTTCAGACTTCCAAAAAGGTTATGAGATCTTTTTGCGTAAGGGCATGAAGGACATGAGCGCTGAAGAGCGTACGCAATTTCGTAACGCCATGTCGACGACAACTGGCTCTCAGGGTGGCTATACAGTTCAGACGGAAATTGCGAAAACTTTCATCGACACCATGAAAGACTTTGCTGGTATGCGCCGTGTTGCGGACAACATCACGACAGCATTAGGCAACGAAGTTGATTTTCCGACGACTGACGGCACAAGTGAAGTCGGTGAAATTGTTAGTCAAAATCAACAGGCTGGTAGCGCAGACGTTAGTTTTGGAACGGTGCCTTTGAATACATATAAATTTGGTTCCAAGATCATCACTGTGCCTATCGAGTTACTGCAAGACTCCCAAATTGATGTCGTTTCACTGGTGCAAAAGCGTATTCGTAATCGCATTGGTCGTATCCAAAATCTGAAGTTCACGCAAGGTAGCGGTGTCAGTGAGCCTTTCGGCCTTACTACTGCTGCATCAGTTGGCAAAATTGGCGCGACTGGACAAGTAGCCACCATTATTTATGAAGATTTAGTTGATCTCATCGATAGCATTGATATCGCATACCAGGCAGAAGGTAATTTGATGTTTAGCATCAGCCAGCCATTGCGTCGTGTGCTGCGCAAGATCAAAGACGGCAATGGTCGCCCGATCTGGACGCCAAGTTATGACGAAGGTATTGCCGGTGATTTGAGCGATCTCCTGCTCGGCTATCCTGTCAATATTAACAACGATCTGCAAGCACCTGGCGCCAATAACGTCAGTATGACTTTTGGTCAACACAAGAAATACATGATTCGTGATGCGCTCGATGTCACTTTGTTCCGCTTCGATGACAGTGCTTTCATGACCAAAGGTCAGGTCGGTTTCCTCGGCTGGGCGCGTGCAGGTGGCAACTTGCTCGATTCTGCCGCGATCAAGACTTACAAGCACTCAGCAACCTAATCAGCCGCCGCTGACGTTCAATTAATAACCCGCACACCGTTTAGGTCTGCGGGTTTTTCTATTTAGGAGACCATCATCATGGAAAAACTTTCTCAAGCTCGTGCGTTGATCGATATTGATGCAATTGGTGTTAAGTGCGGTCAAGTCTTCGAAGCTGACCAAAAAACCGTCTCTGGTCTGGTTAAGTCTGGCCAAGCTGACGACGACAAAGATGCAATCACTTACGCGAAAACGCAGTTTAAAGACGTTGTCACAGTCAAAGAAATAGCAGCAGATTCTCAAGACAGTTCCGACGACACGGCGAAGTAATCATGAATCTGTCTATCGTTACTGAGCCAGCGATTGAGCCGGTGTCATTAGTCGATATCAAAAACTTCTGTAAGGTGGACGTCGACATGACGGACGATGATGTGTTGCTGATGATATTAGTCGGTGCAGCACGTCGTTATGCTGAATCGTACACGGGGCGCGCATTCATTACGCAGACATGGCAGGCAACGCTAGACAGCTTTCCGTTACGCGTGCCTCCGTTATCGGTACTGACGCCATCCCCGATACCACGTTATACAGGTACTGATATCGGTATCTTGATGGGCAACATTCAGACCGTGAATTCTGTCACGTATCTTGATCTGACAGGGCAGTGGCAAACGCTCGATCCGACGACCTACGTTGCTGATTGTACTGGATTGGTTGCCCGGCTCGCTCCTGCTGCTGGAAAAACATGGCCACAAACCCTTGATCAGATCGCCAGCGTCAAGATTGCGTTTGCAGCTGGTTACGGTGGCGATGCTGCTCACGTGCCGGAAGTGATTCGACACTGGATCATGATCCGGACGAACACGCTGTATATGAATCGAGAAGAGGTGGCGATTTTGAGTCGAGGCAAAGTTGATCCTCTGCCGTTTGTTGATAGCTTGCTTGATTTACATAAGGTGCCAGCGATATGAGAGTCGGTGACTTAAATAAGCGGGTGCGTTTGCAACGTAAATCAACAGTGGATAACGCAGCCGGTCAGTCTGTTGTGACTTGGGTTGATATATGCCCAATCTGGGCGGCAATCGAACCATTGAATGCCATTCAACGCGTTTCAGCTCAGCAAATTCATCCCGATGTTAGCCACAGCATTACGGTTCGATATCGACCGGAATTTGCTAGTGCTTTGTTAATAACAGCACTACGTATTGTCTACAAGGGGCGCGTTTTTAGCTTAGCCGGTGGACTCAATCTCAATGAACGAAATATTCAGATTGATTTAATGGCGATTGAGGGGATGAACGATGGGTGATATTTCTGGTTTAGACCAGCTTAATGCAGCGATACGGGCGCTGCAGCAGAATATGTCGCAACAGCTGCCCAGCATCGTCAAGCATTCAGCAGAAGCGCTGGAAAGTGAGATCAGGGCGCGTATGCCGGTTAAATCTGGTCAAATGGAAAACGCCCTTGAAATAGTCGAGTCATCGTCAAAGACGAAAGCTGCTGCGACTGTTCAGGTGGCAGACAGTGGACCAGATCGCGACGAGCACTATGCAATATTTGTTGAATATGGCACGTCAAAGATGGCAGCAGAGCCGTTCTTCCGTCCAGGCGTCGAGGCTGGTAAGTCTGGGGCAGCCTCGCGTGTCGTTGATGGCATATCTAATGTGGTGAAACCTTATGGGAATTAGAGCAAGCGTTTTTTCTACATTAAGAGCGATTCCTGCTCTTGCTGGCATGCCGATTCGCCCGTTGGTCGCTCAACCCAATGATAAAGCGCCGTATGTCGTCTATACGGTGATTACTGGGCGGCGTGTCAAAAGTTTCAAGGGTGATAGCGGACTCGCAAATCCGCGCTGTCAAATTGATGTTTACGCGGCTGATATTTTGGTTGCAGAGCAATTGCAGAGTGCAATTCGAGTGGGAGTGTTGGCTGATCCTGTTCTGGGCGCTGTGCACGTGGATGACGGTGATGGATATGAGCAAGATACCAAACTGGTCAGGCTTCGCACTGATTTTCACTATGGATATACGACTGAGTAAATCCAATCTATTTTTTATTTTTAACTGCCCGCTAATGCGGGCTTTTTTATTGGAGTATGACAATGACAAATGCAATTCGTAGTCAAGGCACGCAAATTATGCGTGGTGCCGGTGCTGTTGCTGCGCCGAAGGTTGTTTCTACACTGACTATCACACCAGGTGTCGGTGCTGCGGGTATCGCGACGGCAACTACCGCGACCGCCCATGGTCTGGGGTCAGGCGACATGGTCGTTGTGAGTGGTTGTGTTCCTGCACAATATAACGGTACTTATCCGGTAGTAGTCACATCGCCTACGGTCTACTCCTACGCGATTCCAAATGCACCGACAGGTCCGGCAACGACGGTCGGTGCTTACACGGCAACTACTTATGCGTATGCAGCTGTGGAAGAACCCACTGATATCAAAATCGGTGGTGTCAGTATCTCAAGTATCGATGCGAGTCATCTGCAGTCTGTCGCAAAAGAATCGATAGCAGGCTTGATCGATAACGGCTCACTCGATTTCAGCACAAACTTTACGAACGGTCCCGTACAGCAATTGCTGCGTCAAGACGCGGTCGCTGGCGTCACATCAGCTTACTGCATGACGATGGGTGCTGGTGCAAGTCTGATTCGTATCTTTTTCCAAGCTTATGTGACTAAGTTAGATGGTCCGACCGCCAAAGTCGACGGAAAAATGGAAATGCAATACACAGCGAAGATCACCGGCGCTGTCACCTGGGCATAACGCAATCACTTTTTGATGTGCACACGTGTGCACATCAAATCCCCTTTTACTCTGAAAGAACATCATGACAAAGAAAATACAATCTGCAGTATTCAATAAAGCCGCCTTATTTGCTGCAATGAAACCAAAAACTAAAACTGTCACTGTTGAAGGTTTTGGCGACGTTGAAATTCACGGTATGACTGCGCGCGTAAAAGAGCAGGCGACGAAAGATGCCAAAGAAAAGAAAGTTGAACTGTGGATCTACTGGTTGATTTGCAGCGTGTTTGATCTGGCAGGCAATCGCGTTTTTGATGAGAGCGATGTTGAAGCATTGCAAGATTCTGGCAATGCCCAAATTGAGTATCTGATGAATGAAGTATTGATCGTCAACGGCATCAAGAAAGAAACAGAAGAAAAAAACTTGCCAGCAACCCAGAGCGACGATTCAAGTTCCGCTTAGCATTGGCTCTGGGAATGACGATGGGGCAGCTCGATGAGATGCCTTACTCAGAACTCCTGGAGTGGATGGAATTTGCAGAAATTGAGCCTTTTGGGTTGCCGGTGCAAGATGTCATACAAGCAAACGCGCTCGCACTGCATGCGAACATGCGGCGCGATGTGAAGAAGTATCCAGAACCATTCCCGATCAAAAACTTTCAGCTATTCGCCCAAAAGCAAGAGCAGAAGCCAAAAGTAGAGCCACTTGTCGATGGTTTGACCGCCGAGCAGTGGCGGCAGCGTATTGCGCTAGAAATGATTACTGCAGCTCGTAACAAGGCGAATTAAAAAGATTGATTGAGTAGTGAGTGATAGAGCCGCCCCTCAATGTGGGCGGCTTTTTTATAGGGGCGGCGATGAGTTTAGGTAATCTCTCAATTAAAGTCAGTGCAGATATTGGGCAATTCACGACAAACCTTGATTTGGCAGGTAAGGCTGCGCAGGCGAGCATGTCCGATTCTTCCGCTGCGGTCAGCGATTATCGTCAAGAAATGGCGAAGGCAGGTCAAGATACTTCATTGGCTGCTGCCAAGATGAGCAGCAGCATGAAGGCCGCGAATGACTCGATCATGAATGGATCAGTTGAGGCGGTCAATTCGATACAGAATATTGCAGATACTGCCGATCAAACGGATTTTCGTCCAATGGGTGAGCGTATTGCAGAGGCTATCGGTACCGGTATCGGTGTCGGTATTGCTGGGGCAAATAAAGCATGGGACGGGTTTGTCGCCTATTCAAAAACGAAGGCGCTGGTGATTGGCGCGGCCATGACAGTCGCTGCTACTGCGGTCGGTCTTGGTGCTGTATATGCGGCATACAAGGTGATTTCCGGCTCTATGGATTTTATCGTCGGTTTAATTACCGGAGACAGCTATAAGAACGCCAATATTGATGCCTTGATTGAGGCGAATGACCAGGTCAAGGCAATTCAGCGTTCGTTAGGATCTACCGCACAGCAAGCTGCAGCGACGAACGAGGCATTGAAGGCGTTGGGCGTAGATAAGTCTGATTATCTGTCGGTGTATACCAAGGCAGAAGATGCCATCCGCGGCAATAAGGAAACGCTTGATCAGCTCGGCGTTAGTTATGGCAATGTGCAGGAGTTGATGCAGAGTGCTAATGCGGTGCTAAATACTTATACCGAAGGCTGGGATCGGAATCAAGTTGCGCAGCAATTAGGCTTGGGTACCGCTGCACAAGTTGCCGAAGCAGCGAAGGTGACGGATGGTGCGTTATCGCAAGCTAAGGCGACGCTGGATGAGTACAATTTAGGTATAAGCACAGAATCGCAAGAGGCCATCAAACGATTTTCTGATACTACGCGCGAGTTTAATCATAATTTGGATCTGACATCAGAGGGGTTTAAACGCGCGATTGCTGACAGCATCATGCCAATATTAACGGACTTTGCGAACTTTTTTAAAGACGGTTGGCCAAGTATTGTGAATGTGTTTCGTTACACGTTGGCAACTTTAACATCCCTTTTTTATGGTTTAAAGACGAGCGTAAATATAGCTCTTGAATCTATCAACGGTAGTGTAAGTATCGTTGCAAAGTCTCTGTTTAGTATTGTAAGTGCCACGGCAAAGGTCATTTCAGGTGACTTTGCCGGTGCAAAAGATGATCTCGTCAAGGGTTGGGAGAGTGGTAGTAATCGACTCGACGAAATTGGAAAAAATATTGTTGCTGAAGCGCAGAATAATGCAAAAGCAATGCGCATGGCCTGGGCATTGGATGATCGCCACGACCTGAATTCCTTGCAGAGGGGAAAGTCTTTTATTGATCCGGCAGTTGAAAAGAAAATAAAAGATCAGGCTGATGCATATAAAAAGATGGCCGACGCCATCACGGAAAAAACCGGCGTTCAACAGTTAGAGATTCAGCTCAATGAAAAACTAACTGAAGGTCAACGCAAAGCAGTCGAGTTCACCAACGCGCTCGCTGCAGGAACATTAGACCTGACTGATGCGCAGAAAAAAGATTACACAACCAAGCTTGAAGCGTTGATCGCGCAGGAAAAGATCAACAAAGCAATGCAGGATGCGCGTAATGAACGGACGAAAGACAATGGCTATGACAGTCTGATCAAGTCGATACGCGAAAAAATTGATATCCAAAAGTTAGAGCAGACTTCAGATGATTCGCTTACTGAGGGTCAAAAGCTGGCGTCAAAAGTCAATACTGACCTGCAAAATGGTGTGCTGAAATTGACGACCGGCGAGAAAGCGCGTGTAACAGCGTTGCTCGATCAATTAGTCGTTGAAGAGCAACTCAATGCCGCTCATAAAGATGCGCTGAAGCTGGCTGCAAACATGGAGAAGGCAAGCGCCGACAACCTGAAGACTCTTGACTCGCAGATCGAAGCCGAGCGCATCAGAAACGCTGAGATGGGTTTAAGCAAGCAGCAGATCGAAGAGTTGGCTTCCAAGCGTCTCATCGATGCGGCGGCGGCTGATGAAGAGTTGGCCAGCAATATGCGTCTCGCTGCCGACTATGCTGGACCGTTGCATGATGCATATATTCAGTTTGCAAATGATCTCGACAATGCTGCAATCAAAAAGCGTGCGCTTTCTGAGATCCGTTCAGACAATGCAGATAAACAAAAAGGCATTGATGCGCTGGCTGAAGCAACCAGGGCGCGAGAAGAGCTCGATAGACTCTTTGATCCTGCGAAGGGGCGTGATTTTGGTAACACGATCAAGGGTGCTCTCGGTGAGGCAGTCGGCGCGGTGGTCAAGCTCGATGCTGCGATGCGTAGTTACGGCACCAATCAGGCCGCATTAGAAAAATCGATTGCCCTGGCTAAGACAGAAGCAAACGGTGACTCCGAAGTACTTGCGCAACGCATGGATCAAATCAATCGCAAGTCAGCAGAAAATCAGCTGGCCAACTATGCGCAGATCACCGGCGCTGCGAAGGGTTTCTTTAATGAGTCCAGTCGCGGTTATAAAGCACTGCAAGCAGCTGAGCAAATTTTCCAAGCGGTACAACTGGCACTAACTTTATCCACGACTGCAGCCAAGCTTTTCGGGGTAAGTAGTGTGACTGCCGCGACCGTTGCTGGTGAAGAAGCAAAGACAGCAGCGGTGACCGCTGGATTGGGTGTCCAGTTGGCAGCGGACCAGGCAAAAGGTGCATCTGCTGCTGCGGTTGCGGTCGCGACACAAGCAGAGGGCGATCCGTATTCTGCCTGGGGACGTATGGCGGCGATGGCGGCGGCGATGGCAGCTATCGGCTTTGCGGTTGGTGGCTTTGGTGCAGATGGCGGCGGCGGTGGAAAAACGGCGGCGCAAATGCAGCAAGAGCAGGGTACTGGTACCGTGTTCGGGGATGCAATGGCGAAGTCTGACTCGATCACGAAGTCGATGGATATTCTGAAAAACAATTCAGATTTGATGCTGCCGATCAATCAAGGGATGCTTGCTTCGTTACGCGTGATTCAATCGTCAATGTCTGGCTTGGCGAACTTGATTGTTAGAACTGCTGGTGTGACGGATGGGGGAAATTTCGGCATTCAAACCGGTACCATCTCGCAGGGCTCGAAGTTGGGTGATTTCGCTAATTCAATCCCAAATTGGTTGTCCGCGATTTCAGGTGGCCTTTTAGGATTTGTTGGTACCAAAGTGCTCGGTCTTCTGGGTAGTTTGTGGGGTAAAACCACGCAAAACATCGTTGATTCAGGCTTTCAGTTCGGCGGCAAGTTGACCGATCTGCAAAAAGGCGTTGGCTATAACCAGTATGCCAGCGTCGATACAACGTCAAGCAGCTGGTTTGGCTTGAAGAAAAGCACCAGCAATTCCATCGTCACCCAAGGATTGAATCAAGAAATCTCCAATCAGTTTGGTCTGATTTTTACCAATCTTGAATCGGCACTAAAAGGTGCGGCAAAAGGCTTGGGTGTTGACGTCAATACCGTGACAGACATTTTGAGTAATCTCAAAATCGACAATACTTCCGTGTCGCTCAAGGGTTTATCCGGGCAAGCGCTGACCGATGCGATTAATTCGGTCGTATCTAAAGCCATGGATCAGATGTCGTCGGCTGTTTTTCCAGCGATGGAAGCATTCCGGGCAGTTGGTGAGGGTTACACGCAAACCGTGATCCGGGTTGCGAGTGGCGTCGAGGTTGCGCAGAACGCACTGGACAAGTTCGGTATCAAGGCAATCAAGTTCTCAGATGTCATCAATAAGCAGGGCGATATCGGTGCTGAGATTATTCGTCAGAGTATTTTAGGTGTCGAGGGCTTATCTGGTGTCGGCAAGATCATTGACGGTATGACCGGCTCTGCTTCAGATCTGACGGCGGCATATCAAACCCTGCTTGATTTGCGTAAGCAAATGGCAGGCGTTGGTTTGAACGGTCAAAATCTGGGTACATCGATAATCGACGGCGCAGGTGGCACAAAAGGCTTGGCTGATGGGTTAAGTGCATACCAGGACCAGTATTTTACCGATGCTGAAAAAGCAGCAGCAATGACAAAAAATCTTGCTGCTGAGTTTGCAAAACTTGGTGTCGCGATGCCATCAAGCAAGGCTGAGCTTCGTGCTTTGATCGAGCAGACTGGCACCGGTACTGCCGCTTCTGCAAAACTGACTGGTCAATTGCTTGCGCTGACAAGTTCCTTTGCGACTGCATCTGATGCAGTACAAAAGCTGTCTGACGCGCAGCGTCAGGCAGTGCAGGCAGCATCGGATAGTTACGCCAGCTTTGCTGATGGATTGCGTAAGTTTCAATCGAGTCTGATGTTGAGTAGTGCATCGACATTGACACCGATTGAGAAATACGCTGAAGCAAAGCGTCAATATGAGGCGACCTTAACGAAAGCTAAGGCAGGCGATAAAGATGCTCAGTCTCAGTACCAAAGTGTTGCAAACGCGTTTCTCGATGCATCACGTGCTGTCAATGCTTCTAGTACTGCTTATGCTGCTGATTTTCAGAATGTCATGGGTAATGCGGGCGAGATGGCGAAATGGGCTGATCAGCAAGTTGATCTTGCCAAGGCCAGCCTTGCTGCGATGAATCAACAAGTCGTAGCGACTGGGCAGGTGGTAGATGCTGTCAATAAGCTTGGTGATCGCATGATGCATCACATGGGGGGTAATGCTCCGGGTGGTGACGTGCTTGAAAATATTGGTGGGGTTTCATCTCAGCAAATTGACTACAGCAAATATGGCCAAGAGAACACGACAGCACTTGTCGATGAAATCAAGCAACTACGCGCAGAGGTAAAAAATCTGCGCGACGATCAGCAACAGCAAACAGATCAGATCGTTGCGGCGAACTACGATGCAAACTACGGTGCTGCAAAAACTGTCGTAGATAGCACCGCGAAAGCCGCAAAGGACGCGATCTGGGCGCAGCAATCCATAGCGGTGATAAAACGATGACAAATCAGGACTTTCTCACCTGGCTTAAAAAGCCAAGTGCGCAGCGAGTCGTCCTGGTTGAGTGTGTGGCCAACGTCGGCGGGGTAGAGATTATTCGCTATCTCTCGACGTTGAACTACAACACAGGACCAAACGACAGCCCTGCGAATCAACATTATCAACCTATCGTTTCAACGGGTATCAGTTTTACTGAGCAGTTATCGCTAACAGCTCAGGTTAACTTAGCGGCAGGCGATATCGAGATTCAAAATTACAACGGAGTGCGCGATAGTTGGCTCTCCGATGTTTGGATGAATCGCTCGATCAAAGTATATGTCGGCGATATGAGCTGGCGGCGTGGCGATTTTCAGATGATCTTTAATGGCACGGTGGCAGATATAACGCCTAAGAGCCGTGACACGTTGGCACTTAAAATCAGGGACAAGCTGCAGCTGCTGAATATGCCACTGTCGGAATTGACGGTTGGCGGGACGGTGACGAATAAAGATGCTTATATTCCGATCTGCTTTGGGGAAGTACATAACATCACGCCCATACTCAGTAACCCAGCGACATTGGAATATCAAGTGCACACGTCTGCACTTGAGCAGATTATCGAAGTGCGCGACAACGGTCTGCCGATCGCTTTTACCCCGAATGCGGCTACAGGTAAGTTCACGTTGCAATCGGCTCCAGCTGGCGTGATCACAGTCAGCGCGCAGGGCGACAACGGTCTTGGATATGTGAATACGGCGGCGCAACTGATCCGGCGCATCGTCACGAGCTTTGGTAACGGAGCCACGCGTTTTACTGATGCTGACATTGACCTGGTCAATTTTGCGGCGTTTGACGCGGCGCATCCTCAGCCGATGGGTATCTATTTTTCTGATCGCGTCAACGTGCTTGCGGCATGTCAACAGATCGCAGCCAGTATAGGTGCGCAAATGGTTATGAGTCGCACCGGACAATTACGTCTATATCAGATAACACTGCCGGCAGTGCCAACCGCAGATATTTATCCGCGTCACATGTTGGAACGCAGCTTGACGCCAAAGTCACGCACGGACGTGATCGCAGGTGTAAAGCTTGGTTTTTGTAAGTGTTGGACAGTGCAAAACAACTTGCAAACGGCTTTGCCTCCTGAGCATAAGTCTTTATACGCAACTGAGTGGCTGACGACCAGTGTTAGTGATACGACTGTCCAGGCATCTTATAAGCTCGATGCGACGGTCGCACAGCAAAACACGATGCTTCTGTGCAAAGTCGATGCTGATGTAGAAGTCGCGAGGCAATTAGTTATGTGGAAGGTTCCCCGCACAGTCTATGAATTTGAAGGGGTACCTGAGATGTTATCGCTGCAACTGGGGCAAGGCGTGACGGTTCATAGCAATCGATTTGGTATGCAAATGGGGTTCCTGCAGTCGTGATTTCGTTACAACCTAATTGGCTCAATGGGCATGTGAAAGTGGGGTTTGTCGTATGAGCGCCATTGTCAATGATCGTGATGTGCTGCTGCAAGCAGCACAAGTAAGAAATACGAACCCTACCGCCGGAAAATTAATCATGATTAGCGCTGATTCGACTGCGTTCAAAGTGACAGCCGGTGTTGCGGCTCCTGTTGCTATTGCGATGCAGTGTCAGTTAGTTGGTGTAGCAGGTGTTCCTACGTTTTCTGTTGTAGGAGCTAATCGATTGATTGGTGATGGTCTTAATCGTACCTTGTCGTTTGCTGACGTTACCTCTGATACTGTGGTTGTCACGGCGACACTTGTTTACGCAGGTATTACATATACCGCGAAACAATCGTTTTTTAGGCTTTCAGATGGTGCACCGGGCGCACCAGGAGCACCGGGTGCACCAGGTACTCCGGGTAATCCGGGTAATCCGGGTGCGCCCGGTGCGCCCGGTGCTCCTGGTGCTCCTGGTGTTCCTGGTACTCCTGGCCTTGCGGGTGCCTCAGGTCCGCCTGGTGCACCCGGTGCGCAAGGTCTTCCTGGTACCGCTGGACCACCCGGCAACCCCGGTCCACCTGGTACCCCAGGAGCTCCCGGTACGCCGGGTATCAAGAATACGATTGTGCATGCATATCAGTGGACTTTGTCTGGCGCGCAACGACAAGTGGTGCAGCGATTTATACCTGGGCAACAGCGAGTTACGACAATGTTCCTGCGACAGGATGGAGCGCAATTAAACCACCGCCTCCGACCGTTGGTGCCACTCTTTACGAGGCATCGTTCGGTCTTGTGGAAACAAAGGGAGCGCCGACAAGTGCAATTGATTGGTCGCAGGCAAGCGTTGTCAGTATCGGCTATCTCGGTGTAGATGGAAAAATAGGACCCCCTGGACAGAACGGCCAAAATGGAAAGGATGGTCAAAACGGAAAAGACGGGCTCCCCGGTAAGGATGGGCAGAATGGCCAAAACGGAAAGGATGGTAGTAATGGCGCGGCTGGCAGCTCGGCGGTGATCTGTTATTGCTTGATCGACGGTATGTCACTCAATGCATCACCAGCATTTGCTGCAGTCAACGGGAATGCGATGCCTGCGACGGGTACGTGGGGTGAGTCACGTGCATGGCAAAGTTCTATTCCGTCACCTGCAGCGGGGCAATCTGTTTTTCAGACAAACGGCATTTATAACCCAAACATCAATCAGACAGTGTGGTCTGTTCCATACCTGAGCAATTTAAAGGTTGGCAACTTATCTGCGTTGTCTACAAATACAGGTAGCCTGACCGTTTCTGGAACCATTAGTTCGGCAAATGGAAACTTCCAAGTGGCGGCAGACGGAACGATGCAAGTGCAGTCAGCGGCGGCTGGGCGTCGAACCGTTATTAATTCGATGGGTGTTGCATGCTATGACGCTAACGGTGTGCTACGTGCATTTATTGGAACTTCATAAACATGAGTGATTTTTACTTTCGCACATGGGATGCAAACGGGGTGCTGACCTTTGGATCGAACGACCGGCTGGGGCGCATTCTTGGTCGCATCGACGTGATCGGCGCAAACAACAATGGTACTTTCAACGATCCAGCGATGCTTAATGGTGATCCATTTGCATTCTTTTTTCAGATGGAACTGGATCTACATGGGTGGCATGTCTCGCCTCCGCAAGTGGGCAAACTGTAACGTGGACTTTTGGAGGTTTAAATGCAAATCAAGGCAACAATAATCCTAGCGGCTTTATTTTGTACGGCATTCGTTAGTGCCTGTGGTGGTGGCTCAGGGAATCCGAGTATCAACAGTGAAGCAGATGTGATCGATCAACAAAGTTTGGAGCGTGTAAATAATATGCCGAATGGTTTTAGGATCGTAGGAGATCATGGCGTAGTTCAAATTGATGACTCTTTTTTTAACTTAGGTTTAAAAGCGAAAGGGCAGCTGTATATGCCGCCGCAATCGGCAAGCATGCAATACGCAACCCTTACTGTCACGGCAGACACCCCTGTACTCTGTATTCGTCCCGTAGTGACATCAATTGCATTAATTAGTGTGACTCGGTCAGGAAATCAGTACACATATACCTTTGGCGGAAAAGACCCTTCTTCTGAAACGTTTGCGTGGTACCTGTTCGATAAAATGCCAGTGGTTGATAAGTGGGGGGCTGCTATGGTTTGGAATGCCAGTGGTCAGCCGGTCTTTAACTCTGATTATCCAGTGATGAAAGTCGCTGCGATTTCAAACTTACCTAACACGGTGCTTATGACGCAGGCCGGTGCTATAGACGCAGGGGTGGCGAGTGTGTATGCAGTTTGTGTCACGCAAGGGCGCATTCAACACATCAGTTCGCGGGCAGGTATGGGATTTCAAGGTGCGTTGCTGGTGGAAGGGGTAAAAGTAACGAACACCGGTGCTGTAACGAAAGCCTTAGTTCGTAGTAATGATTCTGCGGGTGTGCTCTATGCTACAACGCAGGGCGGCCAATTAATGCTTGTCGACGTGTCGGGGCTGTAATGGCTAACCTACGCATTATTTATGACAACGCAGCAGATAGGGCAACGATATCCGCAAGCTCTGTCGCCGGTGCGATGCTGCCAGTTGCCTTGCAAAACGATACCAAGTCAGATGTGTGGCGATCAACGTCGACGTCTGCGGCATTGACGCTGACATGGCAAACATCTGAGGTCGTTACTGCTGTTGCGCTGTGTTACAGCAACCTGACATCGCAAGCAATGATTCGGATTAGCGGCTTTACCAATGCCGCCGATACGGTACCGGTTTTCGTTAGCAACTATATCTTTGCCTGTCCAGCTGCGCCGTTTGAGCAGTTTGGATGGGGGCGAGCCGCACTGGGTCTCAACGCGTACATGTACGGTGGCTCAATTGCGCAAGCGTGGTTGCCGACACCTCTGATCCTTCAAAAACTGCTGATCGAGGTGGTGGATACGTCGAATCTTGCTGAATACATTGAGGTTGGCCGCGTCATCGCCGGTGACTACTGGTCGCCTGAACGTAGCGCAGAGCTAGGCGCGACGATCACTATTGTGGATGCTAGTAAGCATTACAGAACGGATGCTGGTGATTTGCTCACAGACATGGCCACGCGCCATCGAAAGCAAAATATCGCCCCGGCAGTGATGGCAGGCGCTGATCGTACCCGGTTGTGGGAAATTCTATGGGGTGGTGGTATCGCCCGACCGGTGTTCTTTAGCTTGTATCCGGAGGCGAGGGATACGCTCCTGGAGCAGACGCACAGCATGTATTGCAAACTCAACGTCATGCCTGTAATGACGACACCATTTTTTAACAGATTTACAGCTCAGTTAGAGCTTGAGGAGGTTTGATGTCGACGCGATTTTATGTAGGACAGAAAGATTACATCACGCAATTAAATGCGATGGATGACGCTATTAATGCAGCGGGTAGTTCAACTAATCCAAGATTTACCACATTTGGTGGAAGTTGGCTTGTTCCAGATGTGAGACCAAGTAAAAAGAAGCCGCAAGATTATTTGAATAATGCCTCAGTAATAGAATTTAACAATTCAGAAAGTTTTGATAGTCCACCAGGCATGGTGTCTGCATTCTACCCGTATGTTATGACAGTATCAGGATATACAGCAAGCGGCGCAGGCGGCGGTGGATTGCCAGTACAGTTAAACTTCGGTGATAGTTTGTCATATCGTAGGGGTAGCTCGGCATCTACTTGGGCACCTTGGAAAAGAGTAACGTCTTATGATGATCAAATTGCTGCATTTGGATCACCTACTTCAAAAAATACTATTTTAGTTGTAGGTGGTGACGGTACGACGAATGGTGCATCAACCTTAATTCAGAATGGGGGAGGTACTATTATCGCGATGGGAAATAAATCGGCTGTTATTGGTGGCGCTTACGATAACACTCCATTTTTATACGCACCGTACCCTATTGAATGTAGTGCAGGTATGAAATTTAGTAATCAGATTCAAATTAAGGGTAGCTCTGAGTTGGTGCGGTTGAATGATGACCAATGCTATATTAGTTTTTACAATACTGCTAACACTACCCGAACAGCCTATATTCAAGCTGCTTCTGGTTCAAGTTTGGCATTAATGGCCGACGGCGGAACTACTGCTATTAAATTTGGAGTTGCAGGTTCATTTAAAGCATTAATTGACTACAGTGGGAATTTTTATCCCCTTGCAGATAACTCAGTTTCAAACCTTGGACAACCATCGAATAGATGGAACACCGTTTATGCGGGAACTGGAACTATCAATACGTCAGATGCGCGTGAAAAAACCCCTGTTTCAAAATTAACTGATGCTGAGATATCGGCTGCTAAAGATCTTGGCAAAGAAATTGGAACATACAAATGGCTGGCTGCACTTCAAAATAAAGGTGATGATGCGCGGCTGCATATTGGTATGACTGTTCAGAGAGCAATCGAAATTATGCAATCGCATGCGCTTGACCCGTTCGCGTATGGTTTTATCTGCTATGACAAATGGGACGCGAAGTCAGACCGGCATCAAACAAATATTGGTTTGAAGGTCGCAAAAACGAGACTCAACGTTCGTCAAGTTCAGAAAGTGACAAAATCTGATACACAGGTCACTGAAGTTCAGATGATCAATGGTATTCCAACATTGGTGACAGTAACAAAGCATCTTGAAACTCCAGTGTTTCAAGATGTCCCTGTGTTAAATCCTGATGGTTCGCCAGTAATGATTCAGACTCCTGATCATCTTTCAGATACTTTGGTCGTTCTTACAGATGCGCCACAAGTCAAGCTGGTGCCGATGACGCATAAAGTCCCGGTGATGGAAACTGTGCAGACGACTGAAACTTACGAAGAAGATGCAGAGCCGGTGTACGAAACGGTCGTCACTCAGGCTGCAGGCGACCGCTATGCCTTCCGATACGATGAGTTGAATATGTTCATCGCAGCAGGCTTTGAAGCTCGGCTCCACGCGTTAGAAAACAAGTAATACGAAAAATTAGTTCAAAGTAGTACAGATGACCGATCCCGCATAGCGGGTTTTTTTACGCCCACACATTTTGTTGTGGGCTTTTTTACGTCCAGAGGAATGTAAATGCAGCCAAAAAACGAACACGAAAAAAAGGCGACGCTGTCGGAAGACACCTTCTATCCAGATCACGAAGTACGCAAAGAGTCTGCCTTGTTTGTGCGCACAAAAAAAGAAATGCGTGCGGAATGCTTTGACGCCTGTTCGGTCTGTGGTGATACCGAGCAGCTGGAATTTCACCATCGCTTCTTTGAATGGGCGTATCAGCATGCAATCAATTGGCAGTGGATCAAAGATGTCGCTACGAATAAGACCGATGTGATGTGGTCGCATAAGTTGACGTGTGTTGTACCGATCCCGAAAAAACATCTGATTTGGGATTTGATCCGTTTGACTCAGGGCTTTGATTGGGAATCGTTCGACCCGGCTAATCCTGTGTCGTTCGTTGATTCGGAATACAACCAGCTCCCACTTTGCATGCTTCATCACCGTGGCAAGAATCACGGTCGTCACGAAGAGTCAGATCCAGTATGGAACGTACAGGGATTCCTGGTAGAAGGCTTTGTGTACTCGCCCGATGAGCTTAAGGCGATGCATGTGAAGGAGGGCGCTTAATGGATTTGTCGCTGTTAATCCAGATCGTTGGTGGTGCGATCCTCTCCGGATTTTGCGGGATATTTAGTTATTCAATGAGACGCAACGTTCGACAAACTGATGATGCATTGAAGGAGCTTCAAGGAGATCTGCACGAAGCTCAACTTGAAATCATCAAGCGCAAAGATGAGCTCGCAGAGTTTAGATTGCACGTTGCCCAGAACCATGTGACGCAAAGCGACCTAAGCAAATCAATGGATCGCATCGATCTGTCCATCGAGCGTCTGGTGACGGCGGTCAACGACAGCGCTAAAGAGATGCGTGAACAACTCAACATGCTCAACGTAAAAATTGACGGAAAGGCTGATAAATGAACGCTATTCAAAAAAGTTTAGCCGCCATCGTTGGTTCGGCCGCTGCAGCCGGTCTGCTGGTTTTGACACCAGCGGAAGAGGGTACTGTCTACAAGACCTATAAAGACTTGGGCGGTGTTCTCACCTATTGCACCGGCGCGACCGAGAATGCGATCTGGGGCAAGACATATACGCCGGCCGAGTGCAAAGTCCAGCTCGATAGAGACCTGGCACGGCATGCTGAAGGTGTTATGGAGTGCGTTCCTGTACCGCTGACCGATGGGCAGAAAATCGCTTTTGTCGATGCGGCATACAACGTCGGCATCAAAGCATTCTGCGACTCATCGATGGCCAAGAAAGCGAATGCTGGTGATTTGGTCGGTTCGTGCGATGCATTGATGCTCTGGAATAAAGTCGGCGGTAAGGTAGTTGCTGGCATCACTAAACGAAGGGCGCAAGAGAGGGAAATATGCTTGAAAAAGTAATTACGTCAGCAGTAGTCGTCATCATCGTCGGAGCAGGTCTGTACGTAGGATATGAACACGTAAAAGACCTGGGCCGTGCTGAAGTTCAAGCAGAGTGGAATGCCGACAAAGAGCGTCAAGATAAGGCGGCGAAAGCCGCTATTGCTAAGCGTGAAGCTGAAAATATCCAAGTGGCCGCTGCTCAGGCAGAGACCGTCAAACTCATTAAAAAAGGAGAGGCAAATGAAAAAGCACGTAGCGATGCTATTAATGCCGCTGCTCTTAGTAGCATGCGCAGCGACCCCAGAAGTCAAGGTCGTGGACTTACCGGAACCACCAAAGCCGAAGATCCCAGCGAGTCTGATAAGAACACTACCGGAGCCTGGCTACTTTCAAACGCAGGGCTGCAAGATTTATTCGCTCGTTTGCGATACGCAGACGAAATAGTCGCTGGTTGCAGGGCGCAGCAAACGTTTTTATACGATAACGATTTAATAGAAAGGAATCACGATGGCATGGATCAACCCGCTCGATAGAGTTCCACAAATACCGAAGGGCTACGCAAATCATTTTATCTACGCCCAGCTGCTTTACTTGCTGTTGTTGCTGGTGATGAATTTGTATTGGGCGTTTGTGATAGTGCTGTTGGTAAGCGTAGGCAAAAAAGTTGTCGACTATCGCCGTGAGATGGAACCGTTAAGTATGTGCGCGGCAAAAGCGGCTGTGTCGATTGCTGGTGGTGCAGTGCCATTTCTGTGCCTGCATTTCGCGTTCGAAATATAATCATTAGATTTCGGCATTTAGATTCTCAATATCATCGATAAACTTAGCCCAGAGCTCGAGAGCAGATCGCCGCTCTGGGATATCGGTTCTAACATCATAAATAGCGTCCATCCCTTGAAGTTTATGATTGAGAGCAAGTTCAGATATTTCCTTACTTATGCCTAGATTTCTCATATGTCCCTTAGCGGTGCTTCGGGTATCGTGTGGAGTAAATTTTCGTGTTTCTATTTCTCCGCGTTCAAATGCTCGCGTTATGGCCGCCCAAAGCGTAGTTGGGCCTACGTGGGTGTCGCCATTTCTTGTTCTTCGGTCGTCTCGCGCCGGAAGTACATATGCTGACGAGCCAGCATATTCTTTTAATTCTAAGAACCATTTTTCGACTGTTGGCGTCAGCGGCACCAGAAAGCCTTGTCTAGTCTTAACTGCATCATCATGCACAATCCACGTCTTTGCGACAAAATCAATATCCTCCCATTTGGCTTTCGTTAGTTCAATTGAGCGTACGCACGTTGCAAGCAGAATTCGGAATGCAAGGGCATTGCAGGTTCCTATAAATTCTATATTAGCGAGAAGGGATTGGATTTCCTCTTTTGTAAGCAT